TTCGGTTTTTTCTTCTTGAGCAACATCAAGAGGATCATTAAGATTATGAACGATTACATGACTGCGTGGAATAACACACAAATTACTCAAGTATTCAGTTAATACTTCAGTAGTTGTTGGATAACTTACATCTGTTTCAAAGTAAGTTACTTCTATGTTTTCTAACTGAGGAAAATCTAATGGTCTTTTATTGATAGGTGTACGCTTGCCGGCACTTAAATTTACAAGTCCGTATTTTTCAAGCCCCATCTTTAAACGATCTTCAAACCCTTCTGGCAATTCACCGGCAAAGCCAAGTTTAAACTCGTATGTCTTTTTTGATTCTGTTAAATATTCGCTAAAACTCTTCATTATTGTTTCCCAGTTTAAGTTATTTATCCATATTTTTTAATTTTTCAAGCAAACTGTTGCGATCTGTAACTACATACCCTTCGCCATTTACAATATCGCCATCTGTACCACTAGAATCTCTGTCCATTTTTTCTTTTTTAAGTTGCAATTCTATCATTTTTAACTTTTTGTCCATTTTTGCAACTTTTGCATCTAGTGATGTCTTTAACATACCGCCTGCAACTTCAAAAACACGACCGCTATAACGTGCTTCTACATTCATACCTAAATCCATTAGGTCTTCATACGCTTCTAACGCACGTTGGGCAATGTCTTCAAGTTCTGCGTCTGCTTTTTCGCCTAAACCTTTAACTCTAGGTAAGGCAGAAGCGATTTTATCTAGTTCTTGTATGCTACGAGCAGTTTCTTCCTGCTCAACGATTGCATTTTCTTTCTTAGATTTCTTTTCTTCTGCCTTTGCTTCTTTAATTACTTCTCTAGAATCAGGCAAATCTAATAATTCTTCTAATTTTTTGGTCATAATTTTAACACCATTAACTGCTACTATTATTTATCGTCTACTTCCAGTGTGAAAAATGTCTTTTTCCGTTATTACACGGAATTTTATGCCTTTTTGCTTACAATATGCGTGTGCTGCCGCCCATTTTGCCTGATTTATTACCCAACTTGCTTGATTTACTTGACTTCTACCAAGTTTTTCCTTAAGGGTTTGGTTTTCCGGTTTGACTTCTATCAATTCTACGCTCTGCGCACCTGTTTTACTAGTATATGCTACAAAAAAATCTGGAACATAGGTAGTTAACCTGCCTGTAAGTGGATTTTTATAAGGAATGCGTATTGCTTCACTTGCCCACTTCTCTACACTTGGGTGCTCATCGCAAAATTTCATAAAAGCGAACTCCCAACTGCTACGATACGTTGGTGATCTGCCGCCTACGTACTTTTCGGGATTTTTAGGTGTGAACTTTCCTTGAGCAAAGCGAGACATTAGGATGCTATGTTACGTTTTTCAAACTTATCAGCACTTGCAGAACGTTTAAATCCTAATGTACTTGTTTTAGATCTATTATAATTAAGAATCTCGGTTACAACTACACTTAGTTGGACTTCATTTAATCCTTTTAAAGTATCTAACAGTTTGAATACGTTTACTCCGTCTAATTTAGCCTGCTGAAGCAATGTACTTCCAACAGCAATAGATGCTGACTTATCAAAACCTCTTTTTTCAAAATATGTAATAACAGCATCTACTTGATTTGTAGGAAAAGTAAGTGTTTTAGAAAAATAATTGTTAAAGAAACTAGTAACACCTTTATCGCTGTAATTACTTGGGTTTTCTGTTGGTAGATTTGATGCCATGCTATACCTCAATTAACTATATTGACTTTTTTCAGATGTCGATAATGCATTAAACTCTGCTCTAATATCATTTATGTTTCCGCCACGTCCACTTGATTGATACGATTTTAAAAAGTTTTGGAATTGCGAATCACTAACTGTCTGTGGATTCGTGTCACCAGTGGTAGTGTTAACACCTGATGTTGATCCTGCAATAGCACTTAATCCTGCCACTGCTACTGTTGCTAGTGCTAAGTCTCCAGCACCGCCGGTTCCATTATTTTTAGGAAATACCGTAAGTGGTACTCCGCTTACATCAATCCCTGCTACAGAACCGATAGTATCTCTTACAATACTTAGTCCACCTTGTCGTAGATCATTTGAATCAAGATCTCGAACATTGCCAATTAAATTTGCAGCGGCTATTGCTGCTTCGAATGGATTATCAAAATTCTTACCTTGGGTTATGTACTCGTATAAATCAAGTCCTGTACCAATCATATCATCGATGCTCCGTGATCCACCACCTAATGGAGACAATGGACTAGGTGTTACATCATAATGATCTTCACGTCCAAATCCTGCTGGATTTCCATTCGCGCCGCCTTGTACAGTACCTCGATCGTATGACACAGCATCATACGTTACTGTAATGGTGTTTGTCATGGTGCTGCTGCCGTCGGCATTATCAACAGTATCGTGTGACCAGTTTGATAATAAAGGATTAATAAGAGTATACTTGGTATATGCTCTTCTAGCCATTTGTGATATTTCAATTCTATCAAAGAATGGCATACTTGGTATACCGTTATCTAAGCCGAATTTAAAAGAATTTGTTCCTTCCCCGTCATAGGTAGTGTCGCCAGTAGATCGATTACCGTATGCTCCGTTTGATATTCCGTGATAACCATCTGCATAATAGTATTTGTAATATGCCTCTAAAAGGGCAGTAGTTACACCATAGTTGTCATCATGGAATGTAATGTTTATAGGATCATATTGTATTTGTGTTTGTATGTGTTTTTTGCGATTATATTTGTTCTTAGTTTCTACTGTTGCGGTAAACTTAGGAAGGTCACAGCTCTTTACTAGCATACCTATTTCATTGGTAAAATTACTTACTATTGGTACTACTGACTGTCCTCCACTAGTTATATAAAACGTTACATGATATAAAAACTTGTACTTAGGTGCAAATTTTTGATTATCAGTGATGTATAATTTTTTCGCGTGTTGCCAGTCGCCAAGGGTTCCTTTTGGTCCTAAAACACCATTTGCTACACTATCTAAAAATCCAGTTAATGTTCCCATATTAATATTTATCCTTGCATATTAACTGTACATATAATAAAAAAGGGAGCATTATGCTCCCTTTAAGGTAGAATGGCTTTAAGTAACTTACTGTCCGCCGCCTGTAATTAATGTACCTAATCCACGGCCTACTGCTGTACCAATGCCGCCTTCTACAGCAGTTTGTATAGCATTATCGTATTGTATTTCTAAACCAATAGTTACTGGCTCATTTGAACTATATGCCAGTGTTTGGTAGTTTGCATTTGTTAAGAAACAACCATATAATTCAAAAGTTTCTAGTACGTTTGCTGCTGTAGCACCTGTACCGTTACCACCATCTAAGATTTCAATACGTGTAGTAAACTTATAGTCTTGTCCTGAAGCAGCACTTGCTTGCTCCATGAAGTCAAATTGCTTCTGTAATTGTTCACCTACAACCTTCTGAACCTTACCAGTTACATCTTCACGTAAATTTAATGTAATTGGTGACCAAGTATGCTTACCTGCTAGATATGCCTTACTGTTATAAACATCAATTGTAATTGGTTCAAAAGCAACTGTAGGACGAGTTACGTCTACAACTTGTTTTGTTAATTCAACCACATCACCGCCTGATACACCAAAACCTTCTAGTGATACCCTAAAGCGATATTGTAACTTTGGCATTAACAAGCCTTGAGATGTTGCACTCTGTCCGCCTGCTAATGGTACTGTAATTTTTGATAAACTCGAGATTGCCATTCTTTATTCTCCTGTTGCAAGTATTTATCAATTATTAGGCCCCTTTTGAGGGGGGCCTAATTTCTTGATATTATAAGCCTGCGATTTCTCCTGTATTCTTCAATCTTAGTGGAATGTAAATGAATTCAACTGCCTTGACAGGTTCAATAGCAATGTCTAAGTATAGCTCATTTCTATCAATTCTGCTAGGAGTGTTGTTAGACTCATCACATACAACTAGGAAGTCATAAAGTGCTCTTTGGCCAACTAGCTCAAGCATTAAGCTCTCTGCTGCCTGTTTGATCTGATCACGTGTGATCTTATCATTTGGTTCAAAGATGTAAGGCTTAGCCAACTTGTTCAACTGACTGCGTAGGTAAATTACCAAACGTGCAACATTAATTCTGTCTAGTGAACTAGAACCTCTTGCACGAGTCTTTTGACCATAGTTAACAAGGCCTGCACCGCTGATGAATGTAATTGGGTTAACATTCTGTGCGTATAATGTATCACGTTGTCCTTCGTTTAGGGCAACTGTTACAAATTCGCCTTCGTCGTCAATGTATCCTGTTGCTGTTGCATTTGTAATACCACCGCGTCTAGTACCTGCTGGAGCAAACCATGGGTAAGAAACTTGGTCACTTAATGCAATAGTACGCATCATCATGTGACTTGGTGGAACAACAACGTTGTTACCAAAGTTATCGCTAGTGTAACCCCATGGGTAAAATACACCAAAGTACTCGTCTCTACTTACTAGACCATCATCGTTGTCTTCTGCTACTAGGTTAACATTTGTTGCCCATTCATTTAATGAAGTAGCATCTGGTGTTAATCTTGCTGGGCTATCGCCTACGATAAATGCAGTTAAACCTCTGTCATAGTTTAGGCTGATCATTTCGCCGATAAGCTCTGGATAACCTGGGCAAGCCATCATATTAAACTCACGAGATTCATCATCACGTATTTCTGTGTTGCTGTTAACCATTGCTTGTAGACTTTGTACAACAACCTTACGCTGTGCCTTACGACCAAATGAACCTGCACCATTTTCTTGGTTACCTGATTCAGTAACCCAACGGTGTGGGTAGTACTGTGCCATTGATTCTTCAGAAACTACTGATAATCCTGATGGAGATCTAGTAGTGTCATAACGCTGGTTGTCTGCACCTAGGTCAACATAGTTGCGCACAAACTTCTTAACGTTAAAGCCAGAACGTCTTAGGTTCCATAGCAACATACCTTTTGGATATAGTGCTGGATCCGGAGCATCTGGATCTAAGTAGTTACTTGTTAATAGATCAACAATCTCGCCTGCATCCGATTCAGAACCTGCTGTACTCCAACGTGCATCAGCAAATAAGACACCGTTGTCAGTAGTCTGATCTGAACTATCCTTTAATTGGAATTCTTGTAGATCTTTATCATAAACATAAACTGCTGGATAATTTTCTAAATCAGAAGTATCAATCCAAATATCACCTTGTTCTAGTTCAGTACCGTCTGATTGTACTGTAGGCTCAGTTGCACTTACGATTGGTCCAACATCATTGTTTAAACTACTTGCGCCAACATAACCGTCGCCACTATGATCAAAGTTGTTATAACCAACCCAGTTTGTACCGTTATGGATCATGATGTCAACTTCGTCAACGATTGAGTTGTACCATAGTTGACCATCTTCTGCTAGATCAGTAACTTCAGTATCTGAAGCAGTGTAGAATGCAACTTCAGTTCCTGAACTATTAACTGTTGCTTTCCATAGGCTTGCTTGTAACTGTAACGGACTAGTAGATCCGTTGGTACCTTGTGCATAATAAAGATTTGGAGTACCGCTAGTTGTGCTAACAAATACACTGAATCCAATCTTAGATAGTACAGCGTTATTTGAATCGTCAGTTAAACGAATTTCTCCGCCTTTAGAATGCTTAATAATGACTTTATTTGTACTAGTAGTTTCTGCTGAAACATTTGCTACGCCTGCAGAACTAATTGCATTGGCAACTCTTTCAGCACACACAGCAGCAGTTAAAGTATTGTTTAGTGTAAAACTAGCAGTTACGATAGTTGAAATAGATGATTCGCCTATTGCACTTGCTTGAACACCAATGGTGTAAGACTGATCAGTTCCTGGGAAACTAGTCGGATCAATGGTAGCACCTGTAATGCTTGTTGGTGCAGCACCTGATCTTCTATAAACCTTAAACTGTGCTAATGGAAGTGCATCGCCGCTAGTGTTATATTGTACATATACGTCACCTACAGCAATACCAACACCACCGCCTGTAGCGTCTAAACTATATAATGACTCTTCATGTGAGCTATATAGAGGAGCATCAACTGCGTCCCATAATTGTGTAGCGTCATTCCATGATTTAACTCTCCAACGAGCACCACCATTTGGTTCTGTAGTTTTAACCCATACAGATCCTGATGGACGAGCATACGTATCATTGGTCTTCCATTCTGGAATTGAAGTATGCTTACTAATTTGTAGTATTGGAGGATAGTAAGTTCCTGCGGTAATACCTAGTTCAGTTCCTAAGGTTGCATCAACAGAACCAAGGATGATCGGACCACCTGCTGTAGAATCTTCAGCACCTGAACTTGTTCCGTCGCTGTAAAGATATAAACGTCCGTCTACAACTTGTGCAGCAACACCCTGGATACCATACCCGTTAATGTTTTGAGCAACTTGTGTAATTGTCTGTGCGTCGGTTACTGTAACAGTAGTACCATTCAACAAGAAAGTTGCACTTGCTTGACTAAATGTAGGATTTGCTTTGGTTGCCTTAACTGTTGGCCAACTTGCAGTCCATTCTTCAGAACCGACCATTACCCAATCACCTGCGGCTACGTTTGTACCTGCTGTTGATCCGTTGCCGTTACCTTCTGATCTATACCACATAGTAACGTTTGTTGTTGTAGCAACTACTGCGTAGTCTCCAATAGCACCAACTGAACTCTTAGGACCGCCGCCACCTGAAACTTGTGTGCTATCTGTTATAACAATAGGAGTTTTAGTAGCAAACGTTTGTCCGTCTGTTGTTGTCTTGGCAGAACCATTCCACTCTTGGATACCCCAAGCAGTTGTTGATGTGTCTAACCAATAAGTTCCATCTGCTGGATTTGCGCTCGGTGTTTCTGAACTTGCTTCAAGTTCAACAAGGTCAACGTCTGCTCTAACAACCCAAGCTCTATTTGAAATACCTAAATATGAATACGCTGCATGCAAACCATATTCATTTAGTTCTCCGCCATGGATTGGATTGTTGTTATTGTCTGTATAAAATAGAGGATCGCCAAACGTGTCAGCAAGATCTCTCTGTGATGTTAATAAGTACGGCTTACCAGCATTTGCTGCTAGTGTGCCTTGTGCTGTTCCTGTTCCACTAGCGTTTGACTTGTTCTCAGCAGTAGCAACGAAAATTACTGGCGTAGTGCCAGGCTCTGCTGGAGTGTAAAAACTCTCGTCAATAACGCTAACTTCAACTCCTGGTGATGTTAATGCCATTCTGTTTCTCCTATAATACGAGTTCGGTATCGTTAATACTATTTAGCAGTAGTAAGATAAAAATACCGTTTTAAACACCTAAAAAAGGGACCAAAAAGGTGAGGTTTTAACGAGGATAGGTAAATATTACTAATATGAGACCATTATGCAAGTGCGGACAGCGTCCTGCCGCCATAAACTATAAAAAAGGTAATAAAACATACTATCGTAAATTGTGCGAAACCTGTTTGCGTAACGGAATAGGACATGGAATTCCTAAATGGAAGCAAGCAGGATACGAGAAGAAAAATTACTGTGAAAAGTGCGGATTCAAATCAAAGCATACAGAACAATTTAATGTGTTTCATATAGACGGAAACTTGACCAATTGCCGTCCGTCAAACCTAAAAACAATATGTGCTAACTGTCAACGTATTCTACAAAAGGAAGGTGTTAAGTGGAAGCAAGGTGATCTTGTTCCGGACTTTTAGCAGTCACCGTATTTTTCTAGTCGCGCAATCTCTGCGTCAATATAATATTTGATCTTTTTAGCATCTCGCAGTCTTGGTGAATGCTCAACTTGTCCATAACGATAAACAGCTCGAAAGATTTCAGCCATCTGTCCATTCATATTCTTGTAGGAAATTAGATGCTGTAGTTCTTTAGCATCTGCGGGTAATTCATAATAGTTTGCAGTAGAGCCATCGCTCACTTCTTTCTTAGAC